TAAGTATATTGTGAATGAGCCGTCAATACTAACTTTGTCAAGCATAGAGGTTGATAAGGGCGGGATAGAATATAAAGTTTTTGCTGGTTCGCAAACCGCAGAATTAACGCCATTTAACAATCAAATTATTGTTTACCCAAAAAATACATCGGTAGCAATCAACCCATCGCCAATTAGTATTTTTGATGGCGGCGGCGCTACATTCTCAGGCCAGCAAAACACCACCGCTAGAGTAAAAGCACCATCTAGCGGAGGTAACAGATCGAGCGTGGTGGATAATGAAGACACTAGTAGAGGGTTTGGGTTGTCCACTGTGTACGTTGAGATATCTAGAATAGATGACGAAAGCGCTAGTGTAAAAGGCGTACTGAAGCAGGAATTTTACAGAAAATGAGGCGTGCAAGATAATGGCAGTCGTAATACTAATTAAAGATGTGAATGACTTTTGTGCTGAATCTGAGGGCTTGAGTGATATCGCTGTGCAGGTTTATATTGACATGGTGAGCGATGCTGATGCTTGTTTAGATGCAAGCCTCGTCAGCGATGTTGTTCAGCGATTCTTAAAGCTTAATGCGGTGTGTCACTACATAACTAAAGCTAACGGCGGTCAGGTTAAGTCTGAGACCGATATGGATGGCGCTAGCGTATCGTTTGAGTCGTATCGAATAGATGGTTATGGGCTTGCAAGCACCACATTTGGCCAAGCCATTTTATCTACCGGCAATGCATGTTTTGAGTTTATGAACAAGACGCCTAATCGATTCATTCGGAGCTTTGGACGTTGAGCACAATACGCGCAAGGTTCCTCAAAAACAAAGTCACTAGGTGGCGTGAGTCAACGTACAATAGCGGCGATGTGTATAGCAAGTCGTGGGCCGTGCCTGTTTCGTTTAGATGCGCTTATAAAAGCGGCGGCGATATTCAGCGAGATAATGAGGGCGGCCAGTTTCAGCCAGCGTCAACATACTATTTGAAATTATGCGATATCAAAGTTGGCGACAAAGTTGCGTTAGGCATATCAAGCGTGGCAAATCCAACTGATAGCGCTGAAACAGTAAAAAAGATAGTCACTAAAACAACGCTAGTCGGTAGCGCTGATATGACGATTTATACGGGGTAGTTATGAGTAATTCAGAAATAGAGAAAGAGATTCAAGAAAAGGGATTAAATGCGCCAAGGTTAACGCCTGATTTAATAAATCAATCTTGGACTAAAAAGCAATTTCATGTGTTTGAGGAGTCCTGCCTAACGGTTTGCTGCTTAACACTTAAAAATGGCTTTACTGTTACTGGTGAAAGTGCATGCGCTAGTCCTGAAAACTTCAACAGGGAGATTGGAGAAAAGATTGCGTTTGATAATGCATTAAATAAAGTATGGGCGCTAGAGGGTTACCTGCTTAAAGAAAGGCTATCCAAGGTTAAGTAATGCCATTCAAGCCCGGTAAGTCACCATCTAATCTAGTGCGCAATGTAGGCGCTAAGCTTGAGTACATGGAAAACACAGTGACCGAACGAGCATTGACTACGCTAGGCACTGTTATCGGTGGTAAGGCTGATTTTTACGTACCCGTTGACACTAATGCGCTAATGAATAGCCGTGAAATTAGAGTTCGACCGGTAGGTGGTGGGTGGCGATTAACAATAGGCTACTATCAAGATTACGCTTATTTTTTGCATGGCGATAAATCATATAAGCCAACATGGGCACCTAAGCCAGCCGGTACTCTAGGTAAGCCAACAGGCGGCTATAATGCAAGCGCGACTCCAGGGTGGATTTACCGTGGCGTAAACGAAACTGACATACCCGCAACACTTAAAAAGGCAATGCAACTATGAGCGCAACAAGTAGACCGGTAGATTTAGTGCGCGACCATATACGCGATAATGTGTTAACTACTTACTTGCCCGCTGTTATGTGGGATGAAAGCGAGCAACCGTTTGATAATGGCAATGCAAGTATTATCCTTGCGCGTCAAGAAGGGCGACCAGTTAATGACTTTATCCGCGTTCATGATGTGCAGGTTTGGCTATTCAGCAAAGAGAATGCAAATTATAGCGATATGAATACGCTATTTGATGATGCAAATGCCGCTTGTGAGTACGTGATGAATACTAATTTTATCTTATCGGATGCAGATACAGGTAAATCATTACCCATTATTGAGCACGTAACAGGCCCATACCGCACCAACAAAAACAGATTTTTTTACAGGTTTACAGTTAGGGTTTTATCTTAATTGTAAACAATGCTAGAATAATACAACTGGTACGACCAGTTTAACTAATATGAGGGCTTTAAAATGTCAGTAGGTATCGGCGTTATCGGACGCGAAGTAACATTCACAATGGGCGGCGTTACTGTCAAAGGTAAAACCACTAAGTCACTAGATTTAACTAATACGCGTGGCGAAGTCGGCGACGATGACTCTAGCGGTTATACCGAGGCGCTAGCTAAAGCGCTTGAGAAGTCTGGCGGCATGACTATTGAAGGGATCGTAAAAAACTATGAACTATTTGCAGCATGGTTTACTAATCCATCTCAAATATATGCGATTGCGTTTACCTTTCCAGACGGTTCGACACTAACGTGGGACTTCTTTATGGACAGCCTAAGCAACCCAATGCCATATAATGAACTATCGACTTACTCTATGTCATTATCAAGCTCAGGTGCTCCAACATGGACTAGCGGAACCTAATGGCTAATTATATCGACAAATCTATGGCGATCACTTGGGGCGGTAAGAGCCATAAGATTGATATCACAAATGAGCTATGCAACGCGCTTGAGTCAAACGGTATCAACTTGTTTGCTATGTCTGTTGAGTTATCACGCGGCGGTGTGCCTAAGTTCTTCTTGATGGGCGACCTTATCACTAAGCTTTTAGTATTGGGCGCTCAGATTGATGTTAGTCAAGACGATGTAATGCAGGTACTAACACAAGAGCCAGCCGACTCAGTTGCGCTATTTAAATTCTGCAATGCGTTCATGGGTAAAGTGTTTCCTGCATCGGATGATAGCGTAAAAAAGCCAGTAAAAGCCAAGGCGAAGAAATAACCGAATACCCTTGGCTTGATGTCTATGACGCTTGCATAAGAATGGGCCTTGATAGTGAGGCTTATTGGCGCATGTCCCCACAAGAATCATTTAGATGGATGATGGCGAAAACACCTAAGATCCAGATCGGGGGCTTATCGCAAGATGACCTTGAAGAAATGGCAGCTAATATCTACAACGATGAAAACGGCGAGTATTTGTAATGACTGAAAAAGTAGGCGGTATTGAGTATTCGATTGAGGCTGATACGACCGGCGTAGTAGATGCGCAGGGCGTTGTTAACTCATCATCTAAAAAGATGCAAGATAGCTTTAATAGAGTTGATGCCGCCGCTAAAAAACTAAATACCACTCAAAACAAACTGCCCATCGGCGCTAAAAAAGTAAGTAGCTCGCTAGGTGGTGTCGGCAAAAGTGCTGGCGCTGCATCCATTCAGTTACAGCAATTCTTTGGTCAAGTGCAAGGCGGCGTAAATCCAATGGTTGCACTAAGTCAGCAAGGTGCGGATCTAGGTATTGTATTGGGCGCTCCGCTTATTGGCTCGGTTGTAGGTATTTCTGCGGCGTTGGCTTCTAGCTTTATGCCCAACGTGTTTAAATCAAAGACCGCGCTAGAAGAACTAGAAGAGATAACTACAAAAATAAGCAAGACAATGGATCTCTCGAGCAATGGGGTCTCGCAATACAGCGAGTCATTAAGAAAGCTTGCCAATAGATCCGAGTCTCTAGCTAAAGTGCAAATAGCGATAGGCATAGAGGACGCATCAAAAAAGATAAAAGTTGCCGCTGTAGACATATCTAGGACTATACTTGATTTAAGCCAAGGCTCATTCAAAGGGTTTAACGCCATTATTGAAGAGTCTGGGCTTTCGGTTGAAGAATTCAGTAAAAAGCTAAGCAAACCAAGCGTAAAATTAAATGCAATGGGTGACGCTCAGACCACCGTAAGTGGATTGGCCAGAAAGCTGTCTATAACAAAAGATGAGGCTTTTGGGCTGGCTAGGTCGATAAGTGAGTTTGCCAATAATAGAAACATAAAAGGCGTTAATGCGCTTGAATCATCGCTTGAAGGGTTAAACCAAAAAAGCGAGTTCGGAAACAAAAAGCTAGTTAAATTTACTAATCAGCTTATCCCTATGCTTGAAGCTATAAGAAATGGGACTGATGTTACTAATAAATTTGAAAGCGCTTTAAAATCACTATCCACCGCGCTAGAGGAAGAGACTAATTCAGATGCGCTTGTGAAAATAAAAACAGCGCAAGAGTCAATAAGCCAGCAGTTAAGTATACAGAAAGTACAGTTAACTGAGGGTGAAAACGCAGCGCAAAGACTAGCAATAGCCTATGGGCTTGGCCTAGAAAACGCATCTCAACTCCCACAATCAATCAAAGACGCATTGACTGAAACTGAAAACCTTGAAGCTGCGCAGAAAAAAGCGGCTGAGGATAAGATTGCAGCAACAAAAAAGCAAGCTGAAATTGAAAGGGCTATCAGGCAAGAGTCGCGCGAGGAAGAAATTGCAGCAACAAAAAAGCAAGCTGAAATTGAAAGGGCTATCAGGCAAGAGTCGCGCGAGGAAGAAATTGCAAACCGCAAAGTAATGGCTGAGTTTGACAAGTTAAGCGGTGTATTACAGCAAGGCGGTATGTCTGAACTTGAGAAAATACAAGCGGATTTTGAAGCCAAGCGCGAGTTAATACTTGAGCATGAAGCTATATTGCTAGGTGATAAGACGCTAAGCGATGAACAATTGATCGCACTTGAGCAAAAAACATCTGACACCTTATTGGCTATTGAGGCGGATAAAGCGAAAAAAGAAGAAGAGTTAGCTGAAATTGAAAAGCAGGGCAAGATAAGCGCGGTTAGGCAAACTTTCGGCGCATTATCAAGCCTAATGAACACTGAAAGTAAAAAGCTATTCGAGATAGGTAAAGCGGCAGCCATTGCGGGCGCTATAGTGGACGGCTATGCGGCAGTATCTAAAACAATGGCAAGCGTGCCTTATCCGTTTAATATACCACTGGCCGCCGCTCAAGCCGTTGCAAGTGCGGTGCAAGTGCAAAACATAGCAAAGCAAAAAGTAGGCGGAGCAAAGTCTATGGGCGCTGCAACGTCATTCCAGGGCGGCACTCCATCTGTTAACACCAATAACGGCGGTGGCAATCAAGATAGAAATATAACGATAGCCGGCATTGACTCAAGCAGCCTGATTACTGGCGGTCAATTGGTTGATACGCTTAATAAAGCGCTAGGCGATGGTTATACTGTCAATTTTGCATAAATAAAGCTAAAATAAACCCATAAATATAATGAGGTGTAAATCATGGCAGTTATTAACCCCGAATCACCTGGCGATATTGCGCCGCCTGTTAGCTTAACCGATCAGCCGCCTGCTGATGTTGCGGTGCCAGTTAGCGTCCCAGATGTAGCCCCAGCCGATATTGCTGTACCTGCATCGGTATCGGCTCAGGCCGTAGTGCCAATATCACCGCCGAGCGCATAATATGTCAGCAGTCACTATTGATGTTAATGTTGTAGACGGTAGCAATACGACAATTAATGCAAACCCATTGTTGCCTATTGGCGATCCTAATAGCATAAGCGCAATAGCGGCGGGTAATGTTAGCTCACCGGTCAATGTAAGCGCGGTGTCTATTGGTAATGTAGTCGCGCCTATTGACATATCATCACATGCCATTACTGATGTAGCTATACCCATTGGTATTAACGGATTATCAGTTGGTAATGTATCTACGCCTATTGTTATTCCAGATCAAGCGCCTATTGCAGTTGCAACGCCCATTGGTATTAACGGATTATCAGTTGGTAATGTATCTACGCCTATTGTTATTCCAGATCAAGCGCCTATTGCAGTTGCAACGCCCATTGGTATTAACGGATTATCAGTTGGTAATGTATCTACGCCTATTGTTATTCCAGATCAAGCGCCTATTGCAGTTGCAACGCCCATTGGTATTAACGGTCTATCAGTTGGTAATGTAGTCGCGCCGGTAGCAATAAGCGCTACGAATGTCGATCCAGAGTCGCCACCTTTTGCGCTCAATCATGCGCGTATATTGTATGATAATTTGCTAGGCCAATCATCCGTAGTGGTTACAGGTGGCACTAATGGTAGGTACACGCTGATCCCAAATACAGCGCAAAGGTACACATTCACCAATACGCAAACCATCACATTTACTTTGCCGGCCAATGTTAATATAGATACGTTTTGCGTAGGCGCTCATAATCTTAGTGGTCAAACATTAGCGGTTAATTATAGCGGCGCGACAACGGGCGGATTTACGTCATTTGATAGTAGTCAATCGCCCACTACAAACAACGCTATCATGTTTCATCGTGCAAGTGAGTTAAGTGTAAGGCGTATTCAATTAGCGGTAACGGGTACAGGTACATTTTACATAGGCTCAATTTATGCAGGTGTTGCACTTCAAATGATGCGCCCTTTTTATGGCGGCCATAGCCCTGCCGTGCTATCAAAGCGCACTGATTTTTATTCGAGTGATAGTGAAAGTGGAAACTTTATAGGCGTACAAGTAAGGCGTAGGGCGTTAGAGTCAAATGCAGATTGGAAAAACCTTGCAGACACTTGGTATCGAGCTTACTTTGTGCCATTCCTAAATACCGCTGAAACATTGCCATTTTATTTCGCATGGAATCTATTGGAGCATCCGACTGATGTGGCTTATTGTAAAAATGTAACTGACATATCACCCACATATCAAGGCAGTCGAGACTTAATGAGCGTGGGTATTCCGCTAATAGGGATCGCGTAAATGGCTTTTGATAACGAAAAGCGACAATTTAGCCGCGAGCATTTATGGTATTGCGAGATTGCCGTGGGCGGTGAAACGTATCGCTTTTGCGAGGATATAACGCCAATCCCTAGAGGTTTAGAGGTAGATGCGCCTAGTATGTCACCACCTAGTATTAGACCTGCTCAGATAAGCATCACAGGCGGTTTAGGCGTCCGTGCATCTGCTAGCTTGTCATTTAAAGAGCATATGGATCATATCCGATTTGGCACTATCACAAACCCAGTAAGGTTTTGGCCGAGGTGGAGGTCTGAACATCAAGGATATCAGGGCGCATCTATTGCTATTTTCAGCGGGTATATCGTTAACGGCGTTTTTGATGCGTCAAACTTTCAGCGCAGAGATTTTATATTGGACTCATTTAGTCATAACGAGTCAGGCGCAAGTATAAGCGCTAAAGACGTATTAAAGCTGGCTAATAATGACAGAGCAAAAGCGCCAAGAACGTCAACTGGCGAGTTAAATGCGGATATACTAGCCGCTGATACCAGCATCACATTAAAGCCCGCTGGAGTGGGTAATTTAGAGTACCCAGCAAGTGGGCTTGCTAGAATTGGCGATGAGGTTGTTACGTTTACTCGCGTAGCAGATGTGTTTACGGTTGTCAGGGGCCAGAGGAATACAATTGCTGATGATCATAACGAAGATGATGTGTTTCAATTGTGCTTAGCTTATAGCGACACTGTGACCGATATCATTAATGATTTACTTGTTAATTATGCAAATGTTAATTCAGCACTAATACCAAAGAGTGAATGGGATGATGAAGCCGGATTACAATTGCCTGGGTTATATGAATCGCTAATTACTGAGCCTACAGGCGTAGAGGATTTAATCAAAGAGATAAATCAATCAGCGCCTAGCTATATATTTTTTGATGATCGCACTAACCTAATTCAGTTTGTCGCAGTAAAAGAGCCGCCATCCACAGCGATTGCATTAACGGCTGAGGATAATTTACTAAAGGGTTCAACGTCCATAATCGACAAGCCCGACTTAAGAGTAAGCACTGTTATCGTTAATTTCGGCGTGTTTGATCCGACCAAGGATCTAGATGAGGTTAGTAATTATCGACAAGGGCATGTCAGAATAAATCTAGACTCAATAACCAAATACAACGGCATCGAAAAATATAAAACCATCAATAGTCGGTGGATAAATAACGCAAACAGGGCCGCAGCGGTAAGACTTGCTGCTAAGTATGGGCGCAGGTTTCAAGATATACCGCGTCAAGTTACATTTGCCTTAGATGCTAAAGACTCAGATGTAAAAACGGGCACAACTGCATTTATAAATTCTGACTTGGTTGTCGATAATACGGGCGCTCGTTTTAATATGCCTGTTGAAGTGTTGGCATCTGGCGAGAGTAGAAATTATCAGTACAATGCGCTTGAATACCAATATGGCGAGTCATTACCCGCCGATCTCGATAGTGAGGATCCTAATCAACGCTTAGTGGTGCTATCTGGCGAAATCACAAATATTAATTTGCGCGCTATATATGACTCTTTATTTCCAGACTTGTTAGCCGCGTATGATGTTGTTTTTGTTTTTGACTCGTCTTGCGTTGTAGGATCTACCAGTTCT